ATTAGCAGTACACGATAACCAAATCAAAGATAATGACTTTGAGATAGAGGAGCGAAAGCGACTTGCCGAAAAAGAAGTAGAGCTTTTGCACAGAAGAGTGTCGGAAAAAGAAGTTGAACAGAGGTTTCTCATAGAGAAGCATCATGGAGACCTTATGGCTTTCCTTGAGGCGCACGATAACCGTAGCCGAGAATCTTATGAAAAACTGACATCCAGAGTGCAAACCCTAGAGACCTGGAAGTGGGCAGTCGTTGGTGCCGCAACAGCTATCGGATGGCTGATTGCAGAAACGGGCATTTTAGAGAAATTTTTGTAATTTTTGTCTTGACATCCTCGTGAATCCATGTATAATGGACTTATCGTCTGATATATTGGAGTATGTTAATGAATGTTGTAGACTTGAAGTTTGCTGGTATCTTATCAACTAGACTGGACAGATACTCAGTTAAGGCTCACGCACCTTACAGAGCGAACGTAAGATGTCCTATCTGTGGAGACTCACAGAAGAATAAACTAAAAGCACGAGGTTGGATTCTAGAAAAAGAAAACAGTGCTATCTACTATTGCCACAACTGCAATGCCTCACTTAGTATGCGGAACTTCCTTAAGTTCGTTGATCATAACCTTTTCAATGAGTATGTAGTAGACTCTGCCTTAGAGAAAGGTAAGAGGCGAGAACTATTCGCAGAGAAGAAGCTAGAACCCATCAAACCACTAGACAAGCTACAAATGAGAGCGCCTAACTTTCAGAAGAAAGGCTCACCTCTACTTAGTATCAAAAAAGTCTCATCACTACATTATGATCATCCAGCGAAGAAATATCTAGAGAAACGTCAAATCCCGTCTTCGGTTCAGTATAAATTATACTACGCACCAAAGTTCAATGAGTGGGTCAATTCTATCATACCTGATAAGCTTCCGCAAGTCGAAAGAGATCGTCCTCGGTTGATTATGCCTTTCATTGATAAGGGTGGCAATGTATTTGGATTCAACGCAAGAGCCTTTGGTGCCGATGAATTGAGATATATAACTATAATGCTAGACGATAACATGCCTAAGGTGTTTGGTCTAAATGAAGTAGATTTCACTAAGAAGTATTATGTAGTAGAGGGACCAATCGATAGTCTCTTTCTGAATAATGCTGTTGCTATGGCAGGTGCTGATGGCAATGCTAGCGGATTAGATAATGTTGAGAATGCAGTCTTCGTCTTTGATAACGAACCTCGAAACAAAGAGATTTGTGCAAGGATGGAGAAATGCTTGGACAGAGGATATAAAGTTTGCATCTGGCCTACGAAAGTACTTGACAAGGACATAAATGATGCTATAATGAGAGGTACAAGTCAAGCTTCTATTGAGCTTATTATCGACAACAATACTTATCACGGCTTAGAAGGTAAGTTACAGCTAACCTATTGGAGAAAATGTTAATGAAGGTAAAATTGATTGGCCATACGCAACCTGCAAAGTATGCAGTAGATGGTGTTAAAGATGTTCAGGATTTGATAGCGTATTGCGCTAAAGTCTCTAACCCTATGGGGCAGATGAACTTAGAGACAAGTGAAAAGTTACTTAAGTATTTAATCAAGCATAAGCACTGGAGTCCATTTGAGATGGCGTCTGCTACTATTGAAGTAGAGACGACACGTGACATTGCACGACAGTTTCTACGACATCGTTCGTTTTCTTTTCAGGAGTTCTCGCAACGTTATGCTGATCCTCAAGATATGGAAAACTCGTTTGTATTGCGAGACGCTAGATTACAAGACCTAGATAATAGGCAGAACTCTATTGAGACTGATGACGCAGAACTCAATAAAGCTTGGAAGATGAAACAGTCTATGATCATCCATGAAGTAAAACTTGCTTACAAATGGGCAATTGAAAACGGCATCGCAAAAGAGCAGGCACGTTGTGTGCTACCAGAAGGCAATACAGTATCTCGCTTGTACGCTAACGGCACCATTCGTTCTTGGATTCACTACATAGAACTACGCTCCGGTAATGGTACACAGAAAGAGCATATGGAACTTGCACGAGAGATTGGGTTTGCTATCTCTAGAATTTTCCCAATGACCGAACAATTTATTAATCAGGAATAGACACATGACACAAGTTACTAAAAGGGACGGGCTAAAAGAAACCCTAGACATTGAAAAGTTGCACAAGGTCGTATTTTATGCATGTGATAGTATCACGGGTGTCAGTCCAAGTGAAGTAGAGATCAAAAGTCAGATTCAGTTTTATAATGGCATTACGACAAAAGAGATTCAAGAAACTCTGATCAAAGCTGCCGCTGATCTTATTAGCGAGGATACACCCAACTACCAATATGTTGGTGGGCGCCTTATCAACTATGCATTACGTAAAGAAGTGTATGGACAATATGACCCATTTACGGTAAAAGAACTCGTACAGATCAACACTGACAACGGCTTCTATGATGAAGAACTTATCACTCAATACACAGATAATGAGTGGGAGAAAATAAATTCGTTTGTGCGTCACGACCGTGATGAGTCGCTGACTTATGTTGCTATGGAACAACTTCGTGGTAAGTATCTCGTACAGAATCGTGTCACTGGTCAAATCTTCGAAACGCCGCAGATGTGTTATATTCTCATTGCGGCTACTCTGTTTCAGGAATATCCGAAAGCAACACGCCTGAACTGGATCAAAGAATACTATGATGCGATTAGTATGCATGATATCAGTTTGCCTACTCCTGTTATGGCTGGTGTTCGTACACCGATGCGTCAATTCAGTTCTTGTGTTCTTATCGAAACTGATGATTCGCTTGACAGTATTAATGCTACGTCTTCAAGCATCGTTAAGTACGTAAGTCAGAAAGCAGGCATTGGTATTGGCGGTGGAAACATTCGTGCGATTGGTTCTCCTATTCGTAAGGGAGACGCATTTCATACAGGCATTATTCCTTTCTACAAGATGTTCCAAGCCGCAACGAAGTCGTGTTCACAAGGCGGTGTTCGTGGCGGTGCGGCAACTATCTACTACCCCATCTGGCACCTCGAAGTTGAAGATATGCTTGTGTTGAAGAACAACAAAGGCACAGAAGAGAACCGTGTTCGTCATATGGATTATGGCGCCCAATGTAATAAATTGATGTATGAGCGTCTGATCAATGGTGGTGATATCACTTTGTTCTCGCCTAGCGATGTTCCAGGTCTTTATGCTTCGTTCTACGCCGATCAAGATAAGTTCCGTGAACTGTATGAAAGGGCAGAACGCAACACAAAACTACGTAAGAAAACTGCTAAAGCTAGTGACCTGTTTAGTAGCTTCATGGAAGAACGTAAGAACACAGGTCGTATCTATCTACAGAACGTAGATAACGCAAACGAGCATGGCTCATTCATTCCAGAACTTGCTCCTATTCGTCAGTCAAACTTGTGTGCCGAGATTGATTTGCCTACGAAGCCCTTGAAAGACATCAACGATCCTGATGGCGAGATTTCTCTCTGTACTCTGTCTGCAATCAATTGGGGTAACATCAAGACCGTATCAGACTTTGAGCGTGTTGGTAAACTTGCTGTTCGTGGTCTAGATGCGTTGTTGTCATATCAGAACTATCCTATTCTTGCCGCACGTCTTTCTACAGAGAAGCGTAGACCTATTGGCGTTGGTATCATCAACTTTGCATACTGGATGGCAAAAAATGATCTGACGTATCAAGGCATCACGCCGGCTGGTTTAGAGTTGATTGATGAGTATGCAGAAGCATGGTCGTACTATCTAATCAAAGCATCGGCCGACCTGGCTGTAGAAAGGGGTTCTATTCCAGGTTTGATGGAAACTAAGTACGGTCTTGGCATTACGCCTAACCAGACTTATAAGAAAGATGTTGATGATTTAGTTCCACACAAAGAACGTATGGACTGGGCATCTCTTCGTGTTCAACTCAAAGAGACTGGCATTCGTAACTCAACTCTAATGGCTCTTATGCCAGCGGAAACAAGCGCTCAAATTGCGAACGCAACAAATGGCATTGAGCCACCTCGTTCACTTATCAGTGTAAAGCAATCTAAGCACGGCGTGTTGAAGCAAGTTGTGCCTGAGTACAAGAGACTGAAGAACAGATACGATTTGCTCTGGGATCAGAAATCGCCCGAGGGTTATCTCAAGATCATGGCTGTCTTGCAGAAGTACATTGACCAAGGCATCAGTGTGAATACAAGCTACAATCCAGTGTTCTATGCTGATGAGAAGATTCCTATGAGTGTTATGCTTCAACATCTTCTTATGTTTTATAAATATGGTGGCAAGCAACTGTACTACTTCAATACAAACGACAGTCAGGGCGAAGTTGACGTTGACAAGATGATGGCAGAATCGCCACTCACTCAAGTCGAAGTAGATGATGATGCTTGCGAATCTTGCACCATTTAGCGTAAAGTCTAAGTTGTAAAATCTAAAATAAAGACTTGACTGCTCAACTGTAATGTGCTATTATAGTTGAGCAGTCGTATAAACAAAGAGGGTAAGATGAGCGTATTTGATACAGCTAATAAAGCGGATCACACTAAAGTTACAGCATTCTTGGATCCAACAGGTGGTCCAACTATTCAGCGATATGACACACTAAAGTATAAGTCATTCGATAAACTAACTGAAAGTCAGTTGGGGTTCTTCTGGCGTCCTGAAGAGGTAGATATCTATCAAGATGCAAAAGACTTTAAGTCTCTTACTGCACACGAACAGCATATCTTTACGTCAAACCTAAAGCGTCAGATTCTACTTGACTCTGTACAAGGTCGTGCACCAGTTGAGGCTTTTGGTCCCATCGTAAGCTTGCCCGAGATTGAGAACTGGATTCAGACTTGGACTTTCTCTGAGACGATTCATAGTCGCTCGTATACACACATCATTCGTAACGTCTATAGTGATCCTAGTAAAGTATTTGATGAGTTGATGAGTGTGAGTGAGATTGCTGACTGTGCTGGAGATATCTCTAAGTACTACGATGATCTGATTGAGAAGAGTGCTTGGTATAATCTGTTAGGTGTTGGCAAACATACAGTCAATGGTAAAGAAGTTGTTGTTGACCTGTATGAGTTGAAGAAGCTACTGTGGCTTACTCTTATGAGTGTTAACATTCTTGAAGGTGTTCGCTTCTATGTTTCATTTGCTTGCTCGTGGGCTTTTGCTGAGTTAAAGAAGATGGAAGGCAATGCCAAGATTATCAAGCTGATTGCACGTGATGAGAACCTACACCTTGCTAGTACACAGCTACTGTTGAAGACTCTTAAGAAAGATGATCTTATCTTTGTAGATATTGCTAAAGAGTGCGAAGCAGAGTGTATTCAAATGTTTGTTGATGCGGTTGAGCAAGAAAAAGCGTGGGCTAAATATCTGTTCAAAGATGGCTCTATGATTGGTCTAAACACCGAACTACTTTCTGGTTATATTGAGTACATCTGTGGTCGCAGAATGACATCAGCTAATCTGCCGTGCCCGTATACTGTGAAGACTAATCCATTGCCTTGGACGCAGAAGTGGATCAGCGGCGCAGAGGTACAAGTTGCACCACAAGAGACAGAGATTACGAGTTATGTTAGCGGTGGCACAAAACAAGATGTCGGTGAAGATACGTTTAAAGGATTTAGTTTATGATAGAAATTTACGGAAAGGATAACTGCGGGTATTGTGAGAATGCAAAGAGATTTTGTAAATCTAAAGTTTTACCCTATATTTACCATAAGTTAGGAGTTGACTTTACACGTGAAGAATTGTTAGAGATGTTTCCTGATGCCAAAACCTTTCCTCAGATTAAAGTAGATGATAAATCGATTGGTGGTTATGCTGAATTGAGAAGGTACTATGACCAAGTGGAATAAAGCATACATGGATGTAGCAGAGAGGTTCGCTGAACTCTCTACAGCCCGTAGACTTAAAGTTGGTGCGATTGTTGTAAAAGACAATCGTATCATCTCTATTGGATATAACGGAATGCCTTCTGGATGGGATAACAACTGTGAGAATGAGTTCAAATGGCCTGGTGGCGAGATTAGATTCTTAGAGACTAAAGACGAGGTTATCCATGCGGAAGCAAATGCTATAAGTAAGCTTGCAAGTTCAAATGAGAGTGGTAAGGATGCCGAAATCTTTATCACCCATGCTCCTTGCATTCATTGCGCTAAACTAATATACGGCACAGGTATAAAGCGTGTATACTTTAAAAACATTTATAGAAGTGATGACGGAATTAAGTTTCTGGAGTCATGCAAAATAGAGGTACAACATATATGAAAAGACAAGACATTTTTTGCGAATATTGCGACAGCGAGTGTACAGTAGAAACGCCGAACATGGAAGACGCTATCCTATTTTGCCCAATTTGCGGATCAGAAGTTGACTACGAAGACGATTACGATGGTGAAGACTTCAACGAAGACGATGATGTTTGGACGTAACTTATGTGGTTACTAGGTACCACTGAATTCACTAGTGAGATGATTGGTGAGTACGTAGGATTCGTCTATGTTATCACCAACCTCACTAACAAAAAGAAATATGTGGGTAAGAAGAATTTTTACTCCAGACGAACATTACCACCTCTTAAGGGTAAGACACGCAAGCGTAAGATCGTCAAGGAGTCTGACTGGATGGACTACTATGGTTCATCAGAAGAAGTTAAGTTGCTTGTCGAAGAGCAAGGACCAAAAGCTTTTCATAGAGAGATAATACATCTATCAAGAACAAAGGGTGAAATGTCTTACATGGAAGCAAAGGAACAGTTTAATAGAGAAGTGTTGTTATCAGATGAATATTATAATGGCATCATAAACTGTAAAATACATAGAACTCATGTAAAAGGATTAAGAGATGATAGCTAAAGAAAGGGACAAGATAGTATCTGCCTTCAATAAGAAGTGGAAGTACAGATACGATAAAGAGAAGTATGGTTCTGCTGATGCCTGGGTCGTTATTCGTAACGAAAGCGAGGCTGGCAAGTTTGAGGGTGATTGCGAAGACTACGCTCTGTCAATATTGTGGCGACTGTGTGGTCAATCTGACATAAGAATGTGGTGGATGCTACTTACAAGACAAGCAGGTATTTGCTGTGTTGGTTCTTCAAAGACTAAAATCACTCATGCCGTGTTGAGATACAAAGGCGAATACGTAGATAACTGGACTAAAAAGTTTGGTGATAAATCTGCAATTGAAAAGAACCACACATTTCATTGGCTATATGGTCATGGACTGTTTCACTTCACTGTAATCAAAATGCTTACGAGCAAGATAGTTAGAACTATCAAAGGTATTAAGCGTTAGAAAGGAATATAATGTATAGACCACTACCGAGTAGCGTAACGATCAAGAAGTCTGATATCGAGGGCTTAGGCTTATGGTCACTTGAGACGATCAAGGAAGGAACTGAGATAGGGATGTCTCACTTCTATTGGGGAACTGAACTGCATCGTACCCCGCTTGGCGCATTCTACAATCACTCTGAGGAACCTAACATACATAAGGTACGAAGAGACAGTAGATATTTCATCTGCGCTTTGCGGGATATCTTGCCAGGCGAAGAACTTACCTGTAACTACACTCTCTACAGCTTGTAGACAGCGTATTCGATATGTTTAATGTATTCATCGATGCTGTGATCAGAGAAGTTGTCGATCTTGCCCTGCTTTATTCCCATCCACATTCCACGGAACTTATCTTTAACTCTCTGCCAACCAGTTGGTGATCTAAGTTCACCATAAGCATTGATGTAGCACTCTGTACCATGATGCTTATAACCCATTATTGCTAGTGGGACTGTTGTGACGATATCGTTATTGTTTCTCCAGCGAAAGTGTGGAACTGCAATAGAGTCGCAATATCCAGTCCATCCAACTTTAGGTGAGCCATACGTGAACAACTCTTTCGGATTCTGCAAGTTATCATCATGTAACGCACGACTAGCTATGATGGTTGCCATCGCCGCACCGAGAGAGTGTCCACATATCCACAGATTTTTCTCTAGGTTAGCCTTTCTAGTGATGTCTTCGCATATCATTGGCCAAAGGTCATCTACTTCTCTCTTGAATCCTTTGTGTACTCGTGAGACTGTTTCAGCGATAACGGGCAATGCTTGTAGGTCTGCCTTGATGTCGCCGAATTCTGTTGGCTGGGTACCTCTGCAAGCAATGACTAAATCCTCTTTGCTTTGGAAGCGATACGCTTGAGCACCGTCTCTATCATAGAATTCGACTGTGCTGAAGCCTAGCTTCTTGGCTTCACGAGTTGCGTCCTTCTCATCAAGATATGCAATCTGTGACAGTTTGGCAAAAAGTAGCGATCTCTCTAGTTTTGTTCTATCTTGGATGTTAGTCATAAAGTACTCCTGTAGTTATTTTATAAAAAAGACTTGACAGTTCATTCTATTTAGTGTATAGTTAACTTATTGGATAGAGGAGAAACACTTTATGAAACCCCCAATGAAAGACAGATCGATGCGTCCATTTAGAATATTTCTTAAGCACATGTGGGAAGAACACAAAGACGAAGTATTCGACTGGACAAATAAACCCGTCACTTATACCTCTGAGCAGTTTTTCAGGAAGAATAGGTGGTACTTAAAAGCACTGTATAGTAAACTACACAAAAAACCCAAGGAATAAATCATGCAAATGTTAGGTAAAAACGTACTAGTTGTTGAAGCCGAAGAGCAGACTACTACTGAAGGTGGGATCATCCTAGCTGGAGCCCAGATCGATAAGGCGTCTAAACCCGCTGTTATCATATCAGTCAGTTTGGATGTGGCTAACGAGGGTTATCTACACTCTGGACAAGAGGTCTACTTGAAGTGGTCTGAAGCTATGCCTGTTACAATTAAGGGCAAAAAAGCAGGCATCATTCATGTTGATCATATCAAAGCCATCATTGGAGGTTAAATGTTCTTAGCATATTGTGACTATATTGCTGATCGTATCAGTAAGGCACTGAATCTGGATATCAAAGAGAATCCCATCTACACGTATATCGCTGAAGTGGGATCTACAAAACTCGACTTGCATCCAGAGCATGGTCACTTTATGTCCTCTAAAAAGACGATCAAGGTCGTGGACAAGAACGGTAAGACCTACACAATAACTGTGACAGAAGACATATAAATCGAAAATAGTTGAAAAAAAGGGTTGACTTTGAGCAGATATTTGCTATAATATACACATAAACAACAGAGAGTAGCAGTATGATTATATTCGAAGGTGATTTTGTACGTCGGACTGGAAAGCAGCAATGGTTGGAAGTTGTATGCATTGTGGATGATATGCATATTCAATTGAGCAATGGGGTTTATGCAGAAGCAAGCGAGCGAGCTATTAGCCAGGTGCTTAGTGCTAATGAATACAATCAGCAGGAATTAAGGTTATAATAAATGGGATCTATATAACTAAATGATTTAAACAAACCATTGACATTCGTTATGATACCGTTTATAATGTGTATATTAAAAAGGAATGGAAAAATGATTATATCAACACAGCTAGCCCGAGTATTCAATAAAGCAGTAACCAGCACTGAGAACCTGTGGGAAGATGGATCAGTTAATTGGAACTATGTGGATGCAGATGTACACATGGACATGCTGGGCAAAGAGCCAGACAACTATAGAGATCAGTTTGATTACCTGGCTGATTGCTACACTGGTTACGTCAGTCCAGCAGACCGCATAGTAATCGAAAATAGTTGAAAAAAAGGGTTGACATTCTGATCCAATGTGTTATTATATACAAGTACTAGAGAGAAAGTGAAAAGACATGAAAGATCAGTTGTTAGCATATATCGCCGCTTGTGAGAAGAATATCGTAACTTATAAGGAAATGAACGATAGTGCCGCAATTCTGGCTGCCGAGGGTATGATCGCAGATTTCGAGAAAATGTTAGGAGAAGTAGTT